GAAGTTATGACACCGAAAGGAATAGTTGTGATTAATGACTTAACAATCGGGTCTTATGATGTTGTTTCTGATGTTGTTCCACGCACTGAGTCAATGAGGCGCGAAGCTGCAGAGGCCATTGAAAGAATCGGCGCTGTAATGCCTGATGTTCTCATGAGAAACCGGGATATATTCCTTGGCTCAATAGATGCACCGGGAATGGATAAGCTGGCCGCCCGCGAGCGTCGATCTATGCTTGAGCAAGGACTGATTCCTGAAGATGAAATGACCGAACAAGAGAAGCAAATAGCCGCACAGAGAGCACAGCAACCGCAACAGCCAGACCCCATGCAGGTTTTGGCAATGGCTACAGCACAGGCTGAGGTTGAAAAAGCTCAAGCGCAAACAGCTAAGGTTCAAGTTGAGTCGCAAACAGCAATGGTCAAGGCCGAACAAGCTCAACAGAAAATGGAATTTGAGCAAGCGGTTCAAGCTCAACAATTGGCCGACCAAAAAAGCAAAGACAACCTAGACCAACAAGCTCAAATGGTCGATATATTGAACAAGATGGCAGACACTTTGAACAAATTAAGAGAGGCTTCTGGTGCTGAGGCTATTGTAAGTCCTGCTGTTGCTGAGGCTTATAGCGAAACTGCTAACGCAATGGCGGACATGCAGTAGTGTTTTATTTATTGAACAGTGATAGAATTATCCACAAGTGACCTACGAGGTTAAGTTATGCAAGATGAAAGCGACTTTGATTTAGACGTAGAAGTTGGTCAACAGCCTATCGAAGATGAAGCTCAGGATGAGCAAGAGGAATCTGAGGTAGAGGAAAGTCAAACAGAAGCGACTAGCGAAGGTGTAGAGCGTAAAAAATCTGGCTGGGTTGATCTTAGCGCAATTCCTGAGGACGTTCGCAAGCCTATCGAGGGTAGACTTGGTGAATTAACCAGAGAAAAAGCGAAAGAAGCATTCAAAGCTAGACAACTTGAAGCCGAGTTGAATCAGTTAAAAGCAAAGTTTGAAAAGGTAGAGCCGCCAAAAGAGATTCAAATGCCGAGCTATGAGCTTGCCATTGAAAATCCAGAGGAGTTTAACCGACAAAACCGAGCTTACAATGATTCTCTGATTGCAAAACGTCAATATGATGACGCAATCAAGGCACAGGAAGAGAGATCGGTAGCGTTACAACAGCAACAAACACAAAGACAGCTTGAAACATACGCGCAGAAAGTGAAGGCGCTCGATGTTGACCCTGCCTTGATGCTTGAAGCTGAGCGAAATCTAGCAGATGCAGGCATTGCACAGAAGATTGGTGGGTTTTTACTTGCTGATGAAGATGGCGCGGCGCTTGTTAAGGAGCTTGGCGGGAATTTTGAGGAACTTTATCAGTTATCTCAAATGTCCCCAGAGCGAATTGTCAGCTATATCGAGCGTAATGTTAGGCCGAGACTCTCAAAAGTTAAAAAACCTTCTGCACCTCCACCGCCCACAAGGGTTTCCGGTTCGAGAGGTACAGGAACTAAATCTGTCAACGACAAGTTTGGTTTCACAATTGAATAGGAGCTAAATCATGGCTAACAATTTTGATAGTAACTTAACCAAAAAGATCGCAACATCTTTTGGTAAATCCTTCCAATCACAACGAGTTTTGACCAAGGCAATCAATACACAGCTTGCGCAGGGTCAGTTCAATCCTTCAACCGGTTCAACGATTTATGTTCGTCGTCCGCATGAAGCTAAAATCTTCCGCACTGCTGCTGGTGATATTACAGGCCAAACCGATGATATTACTTCAGGCCAAGCGCCAGTAACTGTGATGAACTTGTTTACCACTTTTGCTGCTTGGGATGTTGTTGATGAAGCCTTAAAAATGGATGCAATGGATGAGATCATGGCTCCATTGTCACAGCGCATCGTTACCGAGCTGGAATCTGACGTTGCATCTCGCATGTTGTTGGGCGGTGGATTGACTGTTGGAACACACGGAACAGCTGTTAGTGCGTGGTCACACGTTGCGGCAGCAAATACCATGTGCGAAGGCATGGGTATTGACACCTCTGGCGTTTATTATGTTGGCACCCCGGGCACTAAAGAGAAGCTTGCAGATGCACAGCGTGCTCTTTACACCAATGACAGCATGGTAAAAACCGCATGGGAAAATGCTCAAGTTAGCAAAGACTTTGGCGGATTGACATTCTTGTCATCTAACAACTTGGCCGACTACACGTCGGGCGCTGTTGCTGACCGTGCTGGCACAATCTCAGGCACTCCAACAGTTACCTATGCTGGCAATAAAGACACCATGACGCAATCAGTAACCATTACGGCTTTGACTGCATCAACTACAAATGGTGTCCGCGCTGGCGATATGATTAGCGTGGCAGGCCGTTACCGCATCAATCCGCATACCAAAAAGTATGTGCTGGATTCTGCTGGTAACCGCATTCCATTTACTGCTGTCATTCAAGCTGCTGGAAATACTGGTGGTTCAGGTGAAGTTACAGTTACCATCTCTGGTTCATGTATTTATGAGGCTGGCAAGTTTGATAACTGCGATTCTGCTATTACCAACGGTGATGTGGTTACAGTGCTTGGTTCAGCTTCTACAGTGTACAAACCAAACCTGTTTTTCCACAAAGACGCGTTTGCATTGGCAACAATTCCGCTTCCGCGTATGCACTCAACTGATGCTTACATTACTACTAAGGATGGATTCTCTATCCGCGTTAGTAAGTACGCAAACGGCGACGCAAATACCAACAAGGTTCGTTTTGACTTGATGGCTGCTTTCGGTGTGATTAATCCTCACATGGCTGGCCGCGCGTTTGGTGTATAATTAAAGGGGGGAGCAGTCCCCCTTTTTTATTTGAGGTTTGTATGGATAAGACTTTTTGGTTTCCTGTGTTTTCCGGTATTAAATCAGATTTTGTAAAAGTCGTTTGCAATTGTGACGGCTTTGATAAGTTAAAGGGTTTTGGATTTGTTAAATCAGTAGATGAACTTCCTGCTGAACTGCCAAAACCTAAAAAAGAGAAGCCAACCAAAGAGGCTGAATGATGTTAGCTGAGGACTGGATAAAAGACGCATATCTTGAGATTGGCGCTGTATCTGCTGAGGTTCCGGTTGGTTCAGCAATGACACAAACGGCGATTAGATACGCAAACCGATTAATGTCGAGTGTTGATTATCTTGGTCTTGGTTATGCTGAGATCGATTCAGCTTCTGATGAAATAACTATTCCTCCTTATGCTGAGGAGTGGGCAGTCAAAGCACTTGCGGTTAGACTGTCAAATCAGTTTGGATCATTTGAAGGGTTGATAGACCTAAAAACAGATGCACAAGCTGCCTACAACAATATGATGAAGCACATCACATTAGATATTTCGATGGGTATGCCTGCTGGACTTCCTCTCGGGTCTGGCAATCAAGATGTTTGTGGGCTTGGCGTGTTTTATGGCGCTGATCCTGATAGTGTAGAATTAACAGAAGATGGCGGTTATACACTTCTTGAGGAATAGTGATGCGAGGCGGAACACCATTACCATTCACAAACGGCTTTTATCTATCGCGGTCTAAGCCTTTATCTGCGCAACGCTGCATAAACTGGTATCCTAATGTCGCCGAAACGGCTGCTGTCAGTGAGTCTAATCTGTATCCTACGCCCGGCCTCGTGGATATTCTTGATAATCTTGATGGTATCGGGCGCGGCCTTCATTTGCTTAATGGCGTTTTGTACGCGGTTGCAGGGCAGAAACTCTACCGAATAGATGAGTCTTTGCTATCGACTGAAATCGGGGCTATCGACGGGACAAACAGGGTGATAATGGCATCAGATGCTAATCAGCTTGTGATTGTTGTTCCTGATGAATTTGCCTATTGCTATACGGTTGGAGGGTCATTGATTGATCTTTCTGGTGTTGCTAATTTCATATCGCCGGTTTGTGATGTGGTTCAAATCAACTCCAAGTTTGTCTTTGCGCAGACTGGAACAAACATTATTTTTCATTCTGACTTAAATCAAGCTGATGTTTATTCGGCTTTAAACCAGTATATCGTTGTTCAATACCCGAAAAATAAAGGGCTTCAGGCTTACAGAAATACACTGTATTGCATGGGCGACTTTGTAACAGTTCCATTTTCCGATCAGAGTCAATTAGAGTTCGCATTTAGACCTATTCCACAGTCTGTTATTGATTCTGGATTGGCATACTCAACGTCTAAGACTGGATTTAGGGATTCTTTCATATTTATTGGTTCGGGTGAAAATGCCGAGCGGTCTATTTGGCTGTTTGCTGGTGGGTCGCCACAAAAGATAAGCACAGAGCCGATTGATTTCATTATTCAAAATGAATCACTGGAATCTGTTGAGAAGTCATTCGTATTAAGACACTCACAAAACGGCGCTGAATTCGCTGCTGTGTTTATTGGCGATTATTGCTTTGTTTATGACTTCGCTTCTGGGCGATGGCATGAAAGACGGTCAAGAATTTTGGCTGGTGTTGATTATGTCGATGCGCCTTGGCGAGTTAATTCGATCCAGCAAGCCTACAATAAGGTTTTTGTTCTCGATTCGGATTCGGGGTATTTGGGTGAGATTACAGACTCGGCTTACAACGAATATGGGATAAGCATATACAGAAAGGTGGTCACTCAACCATTCAACAATAATTCGACGCCAACGCGAGTTTATGCTATTGAGCCTTATTTTGACGTTGGTTACGAGCCTAACGATGTAATATCAATGAGGTGGTCTGATGATGGTGGGTTTACGTGGAGTGAGCCATTAAGTCGTGGATTGGGTGAAGTAGGCGAATACGGACGCCGAGTTGTGTTTGATCGCTTGGGGATGTTTGTTAAAACCAGAATGGCTGAGTTTACCTACACAGGCCAAAACCCATGTTCATTTAATAAGTTGCTTGCAAGATGATTACACAGCCGCACAGATCAGAGGAAGTTGTCACTATTGACCGGCGCACAGAGCAAACTATGCGTGCGTGGATGGATGATATTACTGATGAGGTCAATTCGTTTATTTCTGGATATGGGTTATCTGGATCATATACATACAAGACAGCGGCATATTCTGCGACATATGACGATTTCACGATAGATTGTAACGGTACTTTTGATTTGTCACTTCCAGCCGCTGCCGGTGTCACTGGTAAGATATACAATATCAAAAACAGTGGAGCAGGTGTTATTACTGTAAACCCCAACGGGGTAGAAACGATAGACGGCGGACTGACTGCCGTACTTTCTACAACATACGAAAGCATCACAATCCAAAGCACTGGAACAAACTGGATTATCATATGACGTACCAACCAAGATTTAATAATCTAATTTCCACAGCGAACAGCTCAAGCACACCATTGAATGCAGGGATTGCGTTCAGCGGAAGATTCAGCGGGATTGAGTTCAGGGATGTAGATTCTTGATGGATTGGTCAACAGACTCAAAACTAGCAACTGAGATAATTAGGTCTATATATGATTTTGTTTCTGATGATTCATGTCCGCCTGCTGAAGAATTTGAGGTTACGCTAAACGATATTATTCGCTTTATTGTGTGTTACAATGCCGGTCAGTTAATGGGTGGGTTTTTATTGATCTTTAAGGGTAAAGATGCGGAAATTCACACATGTTTACTGCCTATTGCAAAGGGTAAAGCGAAAGAGTTTGGCGATTTAGTTCTCCAAAAAATCTTTAAAGAGACTGATGTAGATAGAGTAACAAGCTATGCGCTTGTTGATAATCCGCTAGCAAAAAGACTAGCGCTAAGGTGCGGACTTAAATTTACTGGATACGGTCAATCAGTTTTCAAGAATGGTCAAAAGATTGACGTTGAAAACTTTGCAATAGAGAGGGGTGATTTATGCCGGTAGCGGGAGCAATAATAGCGGCTGTTGGGAGTATGGGCGCCGCAAAACAGCAGGGTGATTCTGCTAAAGGCGCATCAAAAACTCAGGCAAAGGGTGTTGCCGCCGCACAGCAAATGCAGCGAGATTTTACTGATCGCGCACTAAACTACATTCAGCCAACCTTTCAAAATGCTCGAAATGCACTCCAGCAGGGTCAAATGCAAGGCGGATTATTGCTTGATGAGGCTGGGAATGTATTGTCTCGCGGATACGATCAAGCGCGTGGCGATGTGACAACTGGATTCATGGGGGCTGAGCAGCTTTACCAGCCAGCCTACCAAACAGGCCAAATGTCTGCATATAAACAGGCTGCATTAAATGGCTTATTAGGTGCAGATGCTCAGCGCCAAGCCTATTCAGAATTCCAATCATCACCCGGCACACAATGGTTGCAAAACCGACAACAGCAGGCGATATTAAATAATGCCGCTGCATTGGGTGGTGGTCTGGCAAATCAAACTGGCGTACAGCAGGCGTTGCAAGAAAACGCGCTTGGCGGGGCACTGCAAGACTACGGTAATTATTACAATCGTTTGTCAGGGTTCACTGATCGAGGTGATGCAGCGACCGGTGCTATTTCCGGCATCCGTCAAAACCTTGGTCAGATACTTGCGAATCTTTCCACTTCCAAGGCCGGTGATGTTGCTGGCATATATGGACAACAGGCCAATTTAGCAGCAGGAACACAGCAGGGGCTTGGTCAATTGTTTGCTGGTGAAGGAACTACGGCTGGTAATATCCTTGTGGGCGCAGGCTCTGAACAATCACAGCTTGCTCAAAATCTAGGTGTTGCTCAATCTGGCGGGCAGTTATATGCAGCCCAAAATTCTCCGGCGTGGGCGCAAGGTTTGCAGTCTGGGCTTAGCACATATGCAGGGATGGGCGGTACGTTTGGAAAAAGTAAAGCAATGACCCCAGAAGATCGAGGATGGTGGGATAAGTAATTTAATTTTAAAATGGTGACTTATGAGTAGCTGGAATCCAATTACTGCAGCAAAGAATTTACATCGAGCGATGCCCGGCGTTGGCAGTGCAGACCCTAGAAAGGCCGCTGCAAATCTGCATAATGCAATGCCGGGGCGCGGTGGAAAGCTAGATTTGATAGGGAAGGTTAATAGTAAGGGTGAGATTATAAAGGATAAGACCTATGATCCTTTTGCAGATATAAACACCGAAATGACATATCAGCAGCCACTTGGGTATCAGTTGTCGCAAATGCCGCAAATGCCGCAAACACAAGGGACTGATTATAATCAAATGTTTGCGCAGATGATTAGGCAGATGCAAATGCAGCCTCAACAACCGCAACAACGATCCGGCGGAACTGGAAATTATTTATTTGGGCAAAGTTTTATACCTCAGCCTCAACAACAAATGCCGCAACAGCAATACCAGCAACAATACGGACAACGGTATCAGCAATCGCCAAATCAACAAATGCCGCAATTTGACTATACACAAGCAATGATGGGACGGAGGTTTTTCTAATGGCCACACCATTAACCGCGCAAATTGGTAGACCTGAGCGGGTTGATCTTGGCGCTGCTTTAATCGGCGGAATGCAAAACTATCAATCAATGCAAGGTCAAAAACTGCAAAATCAAGCCATGCAGCAAGATGTCTCGCAGGGTGATTTTGCGATGAATCTTCGTAATTTACAGATTATGAACTCACTGGCAAAGAAGGCAAAGACAATACCTTTAGAGCAAAGACCAATGTTTCGTGACCAACAAATGCAGCTTATGCAATCCATTGGAATTAACCCTAGTCAAATGGCTCAAGCTCCACTTGATGACGCAAGCTTGGATCAATGGATAGGGCAATCTGATGCGGTGCTGGCTAGTGTTATGCCTAAAAACCAAGCTCAGCAGCAATTTGGCGCACAGGAAACGCTCAAGGATGAAAATGGCAATCTATTTTTTGCAACCAGTCGCCGCGATCCATCTACGGGTCAGGTCGTTGGCGCTGTCGCTGCTGTCGATGGCAGTAACACAAAACCTGTTGGACAGTTATCAGTTGCTGGTGGTTATGGTTTAACAGCCACGGAAAGAGTCGGGCAGTTGGCGGCGGAATCCGGTGCTAAAAAACAAGCCGAGCAGAATGTCATCCGAGATACACAGCCCGGAATAGAGTCTGCCATAACAGATGCAAGAACAACGGCAAAACTAGAGGCAGAGCGCGCCATTAAGCAACAAGGACAGATGACAAAATTGGCTGATGCTGATCGGTTATATAATAGCTTGTCTGGAGCTGATCTTGATTTGATCTATGGCCGCGGCGAGGAATGGTATCCAGCGTTTTTCAGATCTCAGAAGGGTATAGATTTGATGGCTCAAAGAGACCAGTTGGTCGGGATGCTTAACTTGGCAGCAAGAGGCCAATTGGCCGGTCAAGGCACTGTATCTGACACAGAAGCCAAGTCTATACTTCAGGCTGCAACTACATTGGCAAGCCCAAATATCAGCCCACAAGAAGCCAGGGTTGCACTTGATGCAGCCATGAACAGCATTTATAAAAGTGCTGGGCAGAATTTCAACCCAGAACAAACAACGCAACCAGCTCAGCCATCTATAGACGATCTGGTGAATCAGTATGCCGACTAAAGAAAAATTAGAAAGCGCGCTTAGAAATGCCCATGTTGCTGGAGATCAGGCAGCGGCCAAAGCTTTAGCTAAGCAATTTAGACTGGTTAATTTGAATAGGCCGCCAAAGGTGGCAGAAGCGAGGCCGTGCAGGAAGGTTTTGTTCGGGGTGTTGAGCAGGCGGTAGGCGGGGCAGGCCAAAAAGCCGGCAATGTGAGAAAAAACCAAGCTAAACAAATGGCCATCAAACTAGGAGATGGAAACAAAGTCAGTGGCAACCCTGTAACTCACGAATCAA